GGTGCATTGAGACAAGGGCAACAACAAGCACAACTAGATGCACAACGTCAAAATTTAATGCAACAAGCTCAAGAACCATTTACAAGATTGCAATTAGGACAAAACTTACTTCAAGGTATGCCAAGTGCTTCAATACCTTCTACGTTCCAACAGGCAACAACACCTGGTGCAAATCCATTCTTGCAGGGTATTGGTGCTTATACTACATTGTCACAAATCGCACCTTTTGGTGGTGCGAAGTCTCCATAGGATAGTTATATGGCAAAAACACCAACATTAACCTCTGGATTAACTGTAAGCTCACCTGGCGTTAAATCTACTCCTACAAGTCAAATGGGTTTATTAGGTTCTTTACTCGAAAAAATTGGAGTTAAACCTTTAGCTCAACAATTAGCAGAAGAACAAGCTCAAAAAGATAGATCTATATTAAGTCAAGATTTAGATACACAAAAAGGACAGACTCAATTATCTCAACTTGGATTAGGACCTATTTCTTTTTCTGATGATGTGCAAAATTTCATTAATCAAGATGCAATTAACAAACAAAGAATTGCAGAAAAAGAAAAAGAATTAGCATCTAAAAGTTTAAGCAATGTCGAAGGAGTATCTACTGTTGATCCTGCACAATTAGGTGATAAATCTGCTGGTATTGATCAAGATGTATCTGGTTTGGGAGCTGATAAAAAAACACAATTAGATGATCGATTTGAAGTAGCAGCAGGCTCTGATGCAGACATAGACTATAGTGATGTCGGTGAGCCTGGCTCAGAAGCTCCAGCAGAGGAAGCAACTCCTGAAACAACTTTAGCTAAAGAACAAAAAGCACTACAAGATTTATTTACTGAAACTATGTCAGAAACAGAAGCATTATACACTGATGAAATAACAAAAGCTCAACCTAAAAGTATTGAAGAGTATAAAGCAGATTTTCAAAAGGCAACTGGTATAGATATATCAGGAGAACCTGATAACAAGTCAGCTCTTATGGCTCTTGGACTGAAGTTAATGCAGAATAGAGCTGGTAAGGGCTTTGATTTATCTAAAATACTTACAGAAGTTGGTAGAGCAGGAGAAGAAACATTACCTGCTTTTGAGAGAGCAAAAGACAAAGCAAGAGCTGGTCAATTAGCCGCTGGTAAGTTTGCGCTAGGACAGAAGATGGCTGATACAAAAGCATTAGCTGCTCTAAACAAAGAAAAGAGATTAGCTTTACTAGGTCTTGGCAAAGAGTTTAGAGGTAAAGCTGAAGCTAGAAGGCTAGCAGCCGCCAAACACCTAAATGATGTTGAATTGAAAGAATTAGAGTTTACACAAAAGAAATTAGAAGCATTCCGTAAGGGACAAGCAAAACTGTCTGAGATAACAAAGAATCAAGGATTTGCACCTATTGATGGACAAGCTCAATTAAAAGTATTTAAAGCTTTAAGAAAAGATGCAAGTGTGGGCAATCCTCTTGTTTATACACAAGCTCCTGATGATATTAGAAGATTTAAAGATTCTTATGGTAACATAACAAGGGCAAGAAATACGTTAAGTAGTATTGGTGGATTAGTTCAAGATTTAGGTTCTGAAACTGGATCTCCATTAGCAGATCAAGTCTTTGATAAAGTAAGAAATGTTGGTGTTGCTATTGGTCTTGATCCAAAACAATTGTTCGGTAAATTAGTTACAGTTGGTAAAGATGGAAAGGCAGAACTTGTTGAAGGTGTATCAAGAGCTGATATGATACAAGTTTTAAATAGAACTTTAATAAATGAATATAAGAAGTTTTTAACACAAGAAACTGGTAATGGTATATCAAATCAAGACGTACAGAGACTCGAAGAAGCTTTAGGTAAAATAGATTTATTTACAAACCCACAATTAGCATTACAAAGAATAAACGAAATCGATCAGATATTTGCTAAGACACAAGATCAAATTACAAATACACTTACTGGTTTCAAGGATAGAAATAGTTATCTAACTGACGATCAGTTTGATAGGGCGCAGAAAGAACTTAGAGCAGGGACTGTGGAACAGTTTGGTAAGTCAGGACCTAAGTTTAACGTATCAACTGCTGATGATGGAACAATAACTTATACTTTGGTTAAATAATGGCAAAGATAAAAATAAATTTACCTAATGAGAGCTTTAATTTCGAGATTGAAGGTAATGAGCCTACTGAAGAAGAACAGGCTGCTATCAATCAAATAGTGCAACAGAAACTTGCTGAATCAAAAAAAGCTGAAGAAGTAGCAGCACAAACAACTGAACCATCACCAGAAAAAAACAAACAATTGTTCGATGTCGAGACAGGAATAAAGAACAATGCATTGAGAGCTGCGCTTGGAGTAGCTGAAACAAAAGAAGAAGAAGAGGCTATATTAAGAAAATTTGATTTGTTAGATGATGATTTTACCAGAGACAATAGAGGTAGATTAGCTCTAACTCCAACTGGAGCTTCAAAGTTTGGACAAGAGACAGATAAAAATATACTTATAGATGAAGAAGGATTCAGTCGTTACGATTTCTCAGATTTATCTGGTATAGCACCAGAGCTAATAACTGGTATAGGTGGAGCAATAGCAGGTCAACTGTTGATACCAATACCTGTTCTTGGCGCAGCCATTGGTGCTGGAGTAGGAGCTGGTAGTGGACAAGCCATTGAAGAAGGTGTTGAAGCTTTAGCTGGTGTATCAAAACAATCAGGAGAAGAGATAGCTAAAGACATAGGTAGAGAATTTGCTTACGGATTTGTAGGTGAGGGTTTGCTTGGTGGTGCAGTGGCTGCTTTCAGATTTGCACGAAGAGGGGTCACACCTGGCAAAGGGCTAACCTCCAAAGAAGCAACCACAGCAGGACAATCTATATCAGAGCCAATTGATGAAGCTGGTAATATAATTAAGCCAAAAGACTTTGCAAAATTGACTGCTGATGAACAAATAGCTGCAACAAGTCGTGTTGTAACAAAGCCAGACGGGACAGTTGTTCGTGGTGGATTTGGTGTTAGACCAACTCTATCAGCAATAAAAGCACCATCTCTTGTAGCTAGAATACAAGCAATTGGTGAAAAAATATTTAAAACATCTGATCGACTAAAAAACAACAATGATCAAATTAAAACATTACTTGATGCTTATAAAAATAAATATGGTGTTACAGATGACGTAATTGATGCAGACGTAGGTCAAATACTTAAAGATGGAATGGTTGAGAACAACACTAAGCTTTTAAATAATGAAGAAACATTAACAAATGTTGTTGTGAAACATTTAGAAGATTCTGTGAATGCCTTCAAACAAGCTGGAGTTAGAAACTCAAATGTAGAAGATGATTTATTTGAAATAATTAAAGATGCTTCAGTCAATTTTGATGAAATGATTTCAGGTAAATTTGCAGCAGTTGATAAAGTGTTAAGAAATTCAAGTTTAGGTGGTGATGCTTTTATAACTACTGGTAGATTTAAAGACACGATTAAAAGACTAAAAAGAGATTATGGATCAGGAATAGCCGCTGGCACAAAGGATGGAAAAAGGATAGGGCAAATCATCGCTGCCTTTGAAAATGTTGGAGGAGCAGCGTTTAACAAAAATGCTTCTTTTAACCAAATGTACAATTTAAGAAAAACATTAAGTGATATAAGAATGGAATTACCACCTCAATCTAAAACAGTTCGTGGAGAACTTGTTACAAAAGATGGTGATGGATTACTTGATCAAGTTGACAAAATTTTTAAAGAAATGGGTGATGAAAATAGTGCAACATTTAGAGAAATAATAGCAAGAGAATCATTATCTCCTGCCGACGCTCAAAAATTCAAAAATGCTGGTAAGGCAATAAAAAAAGCACAAACACAATTTTTCCTAGGAAGAAAACTTATTGAAGATTTAAATGCTTCAAAAACAATTAAAAATTTAGAGGCTTATAAATCTCAACCAGGTAATATAGTTGATGATGTTCCACAAAATATTGACATTTACGAAAATATTGTAAAGAACAACAATCCAAATTTTATACAACGTGCAAGACAATTTATTACAGAATATGGTGGTGGAGCGCAATTAGCTGATGAATTTGTTGCAAGAGCCGCCAATCATACCTTAGAGGAAGCTCTTAAAAAATCTGGAATAAGTAATTTTACAAATGTTAAAAACTTTAATTCTGAGAAATTTGCACAATCTATCAAAAATTTAGGAACAACTGCAAAAGAATTGTTCGGAGCAGAAACAGATCAGATACTTAAATTAGCAGACGAGATAGGATCTGTGAAAATTACAGGTCTTGAGTCTGATCAAGTGCTTCGACAGTTTAGAAATATTAAGGGTGACACAAGATCTAACACTTCATTGTTAAGAAAACTTGAAGCATTAGCAACCACACAAAAAAGACTAGCCGCTAACCAAAAAAATGTCATATTAAGAAAATTAGCAGATGATACTGGTGATTTAGATCCAGTTGAGGCAGCTCGTTTTCTTGTTCAAAAAACAACCAAAAACTCACAGATTAAGCCAGTAATAGAGTATTTTAAGAAACAAGGTCAAAATGGTCAGCAAGCATTAAATAAAATTCAAAGTTATTACATCAATAGTATTATAGATGATTTTGGTGAATCTATAATGACTGATGGTAAATCTTTAAATGCTTTTGCCGACAGACTGTTAGCGGCTTCCAAAGACAACAAACTTGTTACAGTCTTTGGCAAAGAAGTTGGTAACAATATGAAAAAATTTGGTCAGATACTTAAATTTAATGCCAGAACTGCTGAAGGTGGTGATCTCGTTGCTGCTAATATAGCTGCTTCACCATTTCAAAACGTAGGTAAACTTATAAAATTTAGCATTTTAGGTAACAGACTTCTGTCTAATGGATATTATGATGACATACTTAAACAATATAATGGTGTGACTTTAAAACAATTTCAAAAACCTGCTGATAGAGCAAAGAGTTTAGGATCTATTATAGGTAAAGCTCTTAGCGTTGGAACAGGACAAACAATACAAAATGTTGTTGATGAGGCAGAGAGTCAAGCTCAATCATTTCTTGAGAGTCAAGGTTTAAATGTTAAGTTGCCAGACATAAAGGCTGAAGATTTAAAGACTGGCAATCTATCTACATTCTTATCCCCAACTAGACCTAATGTACCTCTGAGTCAGTTAAAAATACCAGAGCCAGTATCTGGCACAACATTAGGAAATATAGATGTTACGAATCCAGCTAATGCTTTTTCATTAGGATTAAACCCTACTGACATAGCCATAGCACAGAGAAGAAGAGGAACACAATGAATGTAGAACAGTTAAGAGACACCCTCAAAGTTGATGAGGGCTGTGTCAATTCCATTTATTTAGACCACCTCAACCTACCCACGCTAGGAATCGGTCACCTCATAAACGAATGGGATGAAGAGTATGGTAAGCCAGTTGGTACACCAGTATCAGAAGAACGAGTCAATGAATTATTTGACAAAGACATCCAGATTACGATTGACGAGTGCGAACAATTATTCGGTAACTTTCAGGATTTGCCAGAAGAAGTACAGCAAATTCTGGCAAATATGATGTTTAATCTCGGCAGACCTCGTCTATCCAAATTCAGGAAGCTATGTAAAGCTGTGGCTGAAAGAAACTGGAAAGAGTGTGCCATTCAAATGGAAGACTCGAAATGGCATAAACAAGTAACTAAACGCGCTGATCGTTTAATCTCTCGTATGAATGCTGTTGATAGCACCTAATCCTAAACTTGTAACCTTAGTTTTATATTTATTATATTCTTCTTTATCAAACTCTTGATCAATCATAAGACTTAATTGTTGCCTGATGTTTCTTCTTTGATGTTCACATATCTTAATTAATTTATCATAACTTTTACGATCCAAGCCAACGGACTTGAATTTTGCTATATCTGTCATTATACTACCTCCATGACCCATACATACCCATTTATACCCAAAAAGACTAGAACAAGCAACAATAAGTATTTTGCAAAAAAAACCATTGCAATGGGATTAAAGTTTGATTCTAGGTGGGAAGCAGAAAGATGGGGACAACTTAAAGCTATGGAAAGAGCTGGTGTAATATCTGAATTAGAACGTCAAATTAAATACGAATTATCTATAAATGATGTCAAAATTTGTAATTACATAGCTGATTTTAGATATTTACAACAAGAAGAAGATGGCTTTTCAAGATTGGTTGTAGAAGATGCAAAAGGCGTGCTGACACCTGAGTTTAAGTTAAAAAAGAAGATGATGAAAGCTATACATGGTATAGACATTCATCTCTCCTACAAAAATAAACGCTAATGTCGATTAAAATGATTAGATAATTTATTTCTCATTTCTTTTAACTGTTCAAATTTGTGATTACCATCAACGGGATCTCCTTTATTAGTCCGTTTTTTAATGTTCCAAACTTGTTTGTTTGCCCATGAGGTAGCACATTTCTGCATACAAAAATGTCCAAAGTTCATTTTATATTCACCAGTCCATACTTTATATCGCCAATACATTTTTCCGTTGAACTCTGTAGCTACTGGTTTACCTACAACTTCAAGATTGCCGATATATTTTTCGTTAGGTTTCTCACTGTTAAGTTCTTCTATTAATTTTGGTGCAAATCTTTTACAATTCCAACACTGCATAGGGTGAGATCTAACTCTCGCTTTAGTATATTCATCAGTATTTCTCATTTTGATGCAACCCTTTCTAAGTATTCATTTACTCTTCTTTTGTAGGCTTGCAGTAAAAAAAGAAATGTGCCAGCCATAGACTTTTCCATATGTATAGATAACATTTTAACTTCTTTATAAACTTCGAGAGTTATGTTTACCTGCTTATATTTTTTTGATGGATTGATTTTTATGTGATGATTCAATAAATCTTGTGCTGCTTTTTTACATTCTTTTTTATCTAAAGCTTCTCCATATTCATCAGCTAATTCAAAACCATATAGATGTGGATATTGATCAATTAAATTTTCAAGCTTTTCTAATGTCTCCTTTTTTGTATATAAGTCTCGTTGAAAACCATTAAGTATGTGAGATTCCTCGTAATCTACTTGAATCATCTGTGAATTACCCATATTAAACTCCTTTTGTTAAATTAATTTATATATCATATATATGATACATCATATATATTACAAGAGAAAAATAAAAAAAGATAGTTTAGGTATTGACATTGTTGTAATCATGTCTATATTAGACCTTGCAAGTAGAAATTTTAACGAAAGTGAGGTTAGTATGGAACAGAATTTCTATGACATGAGTGATCACGAACTTTTACAGGCAAAGATGTCTATAAAACGTGAGATTGATCGATATAAAAAGAAAATGGAAGAGCTTAACGGCTATCTTACCGATAGATACTTTAGTATTGCTCGTGAAGATTTGCAGAGACAAGGCAAAGATTTCGGCACGACTACTGTGTTTTCTGATCAAGAAGATAAAGTTAAGGTCTCCATAGCAAAAAAAGTAACATGGGATCAACAAGCATTGAGAGATGCTTTCGATAGTATGAATGCTGATGATGCAAGACACTATGCAAAAGTCACATACTCTGTTGACGAGAGGAAATATACGAATGCTCCTCCAGCTATAGTAGAAATGCTTCAACCAGCTAGAACTGTCGAGCAAGGTACTATTAATGTTGATCTTGTACAACAAGAGGAGGCTTAATTGGCTTTACAAATAATCACTGCCGAACAACGTATGGCAGAAAAAAGAGGTCATAAAATGGTCATCTGTGGTCAAAGTGGTGTGGGCAAGACAACTCTTGCCCGAACCCTTGATCCTGATAAAACATTGTTCATTGACCTTGAGGCAGGTGACACTGCTATTAAGGATTTTCCTATTGATGTAATTAGACCAAATACATGGCAAGAATGTCGTGATTTTGTTTGTTACATTGGTGGTGTTAATCCGTCACTGTCAAGAGAGCCTTATGATCATATTCATTATGAAAGAGTCATGCAGGAACATGGTGATGAATTTCACAAAAAACTTGGCAAGTATGATACTATTTTTGTTGATAGTATTACAGTTGCAGGACGTTTGTGTTTTCAATACTGTATGTCACATCCCGATAATATCATAGAAAGATCAGGTAAAGTAGATACTCGTTCTGCCTATGGTATGCACGGAAGAGAGATGATGTCATGGCTTACTCATTTACAACATATTAGAGATAAGAATGTTATTTTAGTTGGCATACTTGACTCTAAGGTAGATGACTATGGTCGAACTAACTACGAGTTACAAATAGAGGGTTCTAAAACTGCACGAGAACTGCCTGGTATTGTTGATGAAGTTATCACAATGACAGTC